GAAAGGTTACTCTGGACGATACGTTTTGGCTATCTCTCCGCGCTCTACACGTTCCGTCTTGACGATCTCATATTTCCAGTCCACCGCTTTGACTTCCGGCTTTTCAAGATAGATGATATATGTGCCAGGCGGCTGGCGGTCAAGGCGTTGCATCAATTCATGCACGCGAGGGGATACATCGGTGATGAGTTCAGCGTTAGGCGTTGCCACTTAGTAACCTCCAATCTGCGGGGTCGATAAGAAATTTGTGTTTATCAATATCGTGAAAATAATATACAGTTTTATCGCCTCTTTCAACTCTATAGATTCCACATATCTGACATACATATAAAACATCATTTGCTTCAAGTGGACATGGAGCAATAAGAGGACACCCATTATCTGTAAACATCTTTTCACCTATACAATATATGACAATGGCAATGCGAATAACAAACCGCGTCGCCTATTGGAATCATGGAGCGGATGTTGACCCAGCCCTCTTTTGCGAGTTCGATACAACCGCGCCGTGATCCGTCCTTGTTATCTGTGCAATGGTTCTCGTTCTTTCCAAGCACGCGCCGCGCCTGTGTCTTGCCTTCGGCTAGGGCGTTATTCAACAGGATATTTTGAAACAGTCCATTTCCATAAGTCCCATACATCCCAGCCCGTTCGATTGCCCGCCCGTCAAGGGGTTGCAGTTCGCTTAAGATTTGAGTATAGAAATTATCCAACCAACGGAACTGTGAAAGCACAAACAGATAAAACAGGTTGCGCTGTAGATCATCATCGAACAGAAATCCGCCAATTGAGACAAGCCAAATAGTCCGATAGAGCGTTTCCATTAGATTCTGCATTCGACTATACCAAACGGAAGCGATGATAATGCCAGCGATCAATTGTTGGGTATTCTTCCGCATCTCAAGACTTGCCTGAGTAGATATATTATTCACATACTGCCTAAGTTGCTTATCTGTTACGCGTGTACCATTTTGAGAATAGCGGGTTGTTATGGGACTGTATTTGTATCCATTACGGGCATCAAGTAGTCCGGTTGCGCCAGAATACCCATCCCATAGCGCACGCACAGCCCTGTATTTGTCGGGGCTATTGGCGGGAAGTAGGACGCCCGTATCTATGACGCTATTTTGCAGGAACGGGATCGCCATTGTTTACTGTGTCCTGATTTTGTTGATTCGCTTGATCCAACGTTCTGTTCGTTTCTGCTGTATCAGTAACGTTGGGATTGTTCTCAGGTAGGAAGCCTAGCTTTTTACGAATTGCCTTGTAGTCGTCCTCTCCCAACGGGAGTATCCCATTGAGTTGTGAGATAACTGTGCTTATTGTAGGAAGTGCAATATTGCGCTCGATGTGGCTAAATGTGATCTTGGGGCGTTTGGTAGCGTTCGGGAACGAGGCTTTATTCCACCTCCATAAACGCTTTCCAATCTGCTCGTCGTACTGTGAAGCAAGTCCGTCAATCATGGAATTGAACGTAAACACCGCCATGTCCGAGGTATCCACTTGAGACGCCAGCGCGCCTGTGTTGGTCAATGTGTTCAATGCAATGGTTTGCATCATAAACACAGCAAGCATCATAATATCGTAATATTTGATTGCCTCAAGAATGGAGCCTGCCGCCTGAAAGTTCGTGTCTATGATGTCGGCTGTAATCCCATAAGGCACATATAAATAATTTCCCTCCTGCGCAGACAGTAGGTTTAGCGCGGCTTCTCCTATTTGTAGCTTATCCTCTTCCGACAATGCACCCGATTCTACCTTCTCAAACTTGGCATGTCCTGCGGCATGTTCAAAGCCAATGCCTTGAATAACCTGTAAGCCATACTGAATCCGCTCAAGACGATAGACTGCCTCCAATCCAGCTATACCTTCGGGACTGTTTGGATTTCCAATGGTGTGATGGAGACCGTGGTCGTTGTCGATCTTAACAAGGGTCTGCCTACCCTTTGCGTCTGTCTGCCACATACCCTTAACGGTATCAAATGGCATCTCCCATTTGAGGAATGAATTGTTATCGCGTGGCGCGAGCCGACGCAAGCCAATCAATCCGTCATCTTCTTCCGAGTTCCAATCATCCGGCTCGCCTGTTGTTTGATTGGGTGGTGGTCGCCAGTCTTTAGACCGAATCGATGGTTGTGCGTCCCATACATAAAACCCATCCATAACAGGGCGATTAGAGGCGATATCCATATACTGACCAAACCCGCCCTCCATATTCTCGAAGTCTGAAAGAATGAAATCTTGATACTTCTTATCATCATCAGTTGGTTTTTCTGGCAAGTCAACAGCAGGCTCGATCTGCTTACCCCACGCCTGAAAGGTACGCCAGACCATCGTCATGGTTGGGTTGCTCCTCAAGCGCGCATAAATACTTGCCGCCTGTGGATAGTACAGGAGCGAGTTATACGCTTCATGCACAAAGCCGCTATATGCCTTGAGTCCGCTTGTGCCGACGCCAGGGAGCGGTATGCGCGTCTGTTTCTTTTCGGGAGTATGCCCGTTGTCACTTTGTTTTTGTATTGTGGGAGCTACCATAGTTACCTCTTATTCCGTCCATCGGGACTTAAAGTTTTTCACTTTTCCCAATGTGTCAGTATTCGTCCAATCAACATTGCCTTCTAGTAATTCGGTCATAGCCCATACTTTCGCATCGAGGCGGTTGGGGGATGGGTCGCCAGGCATCCATAAGCATAACTCATCTTCCAATAATGGGAAAGAGCCAACATGGTGATCGCGCCCCTTCTTATTGCGTTTTTCATCGTTCTCGCTTATAGCTGAGATAGGTTCCGCACGTGTAGCCTTACCGCGAGACGCCCATACCAGCTTGACGGGTACATTGCCTATTTTTTGACCTGTAAGACGGGCATTGATAACCGCCTGCTTTATTACGCTCTCGACCATCTCTCCGCCGTTATTCTTTTCTGCTACGATGCAATCCGCATTATGACGAAAGAAAGCAGCTAGCGCGGCTTGCGCCCATTCCTCAGGCGAGCCTTGAATGCTATCATCCGCCAGGCAGTAATAATCATCTCTTGTCTTGCCTTCGGTGATAATACCGCATTCATCGCCTGTACTGGAAGCGGTTGGGTCAACACCCACAACCACGCGGGATAAATCAGGGGCTTGCAACACACGGTTCTTTTCGATGTCCGAGCGTCGCCACAATGCGCCAGGGGCTTCATCCACATCCTCCGCCAATATCTCCTGACGATAAGCTAGTGAAGTCATGTCTTTTGATATTTCATTCAGCGCGGTCTTGCTGATATACGGGTTGGCGAATGATGAAAAATGAAACGTTTCCCATCGTCCGGAATTATCCTGTTGTGCCCTTTTGAACATCTTGGCGGCGTGCTGTGGATCGCGTGCCTTTGTCGCGCTTCGACTGCGAAGGGATGGGGGAGTATAGATAAAGGTCACGTTGCCGTCATTGTCCAGCAGCATGGGCGCACCTACCTCTGTCCATGCCGTCTCATCCATCAGTTGAAATTCGTCATAAATTATTTCGTCACCATAATCGCCGCGCAGGGTCTCAGCGTTCCATGCGGTCTTGGCTCGTATGCGTTGCTCAGTTCCCGCCAGTTCGATGATGTGTTTCGTTTCGTTCTTGTAATATACGCCCGCTTCGATTGGCTCCATAAGTGCCTTACAGACTTCCGACCAAAAGCGATCTATCTGCTCACTGGTAGGAGTAGCATATAGGACCCGCTGACCCGCTAGAAATCTATTTACCGCAAAGATCGCCATGCCCACTGTCTTACCGCCACGCCTGCCTGCGCGTATCATCTTACGCTTTGCGGTAGACGCAAGGAAATGCTCCTGCTCTACATGCGGCGTGGGAAGCGTAACAGTGAGGGTGCGGGGAGGGAGGGTCATGCAATCACTCGAATAACAACAGGAACCCACAATACAGCCGACACAGCCGCCATCAGCCACGGACGCTCAAAGAACGGCGTCAGCACAGCCGCCCATGAGAATTGAGAGACATACGGCGCAAGGAATGGACTCGCGCTCATGGCATAGCGTCCGCTTCCATCCTTGCGAAGCGACAGCCACATGAGAACAAAGCCGACGATTGCGCCATAGGGGAACAGGGACGCATTATTGATATTGCCCTTCATGTCGGCAAAGTGTAGAAACCAAAATCCGTACAGCGCGAACGAGGCAAGGGTCAGGATGGTAACGGGCGCGAAGATGTAAGCCACTCGTTTTACCCCACCCTCACGATATGACATAACGAGCCAGTACAGGATAACGCCTATTCCTACTTGTGGCTTCATCACGGCGAACAACAATCCAACAGGGGCAGGTAGTACAAATGACAACATCGGCAACCAATCAAGATTCCCGTTATTGAGACAGCCGACAACGGAAGCTGATGAAAGGAATATAACCATTGCCAGCGGTTTCGCCTTTAGCTTGTATGCGATGTACGCAAAGCCAGCCAGCCCCACGATGAATATGCCGACACGCCCTATCTGGTAAGGCATGAGCGCAAACGGGATGAAAGGTAATAGAGTCCAGGGGGCATTGAGAAACGGGGCGGGCGTGCCTGTGTACGGATCACCGCCGTGTAACATTACGAGCGCGGCGGGCCGGTAGGCATCGCGCCAGTCCAAGCCGACGGGGAGGGAGGTATAAAGCAGCGGGATGGTTACGGCGGCAAGGATGATAAGTAATGCAATCTTTAGATATTTCATATCGCGCACTTTAATCCTTTCAGTTTCAAAAGCCCGTCAGAATGGT